CAGCAATGATTGCAGCTTCAGGTATGTTTTTTACTTGCGATAAGACTTTCTCATCAACAATTGGCTGTCCCGTAGGCGTAAACTTTTTAGGCTTCCAGCCAAACTCCAAGAGATATTCTCCAATTTGTTTCCTAGAGCCAAGATTAAAAGGTTCAGAATCACAGCGAATAAGACGCTTGTCTGGATCTTTACTCGCCTTCTCATACTCTTCATCAGATAGCCGGACCTTCCTTGTTTCTTTGTGGACTTGCGCCATCTTAGAAAGCTTACCTGCTTTGGTAAAAGTAGGGACAAGTTCCATAGATGTCTCACGGGGCTTGAATGTTTTATGTACTTTTTTTTCTGCTTGAGAAAGCTTGCCTGTCAGTTCCGCTAGTAGCTCCATTGCATGTTGTTGATTAAGCTTGAATCCTTTATCTCTCTGTGCATTTAAGATTCGATACACGCTATGTTCTAAAGCAACTGAGGCAGGACCAAAGCCCGGAAGCTCTGCTGTTGTTAGATGTCTATAAACTTTATAGTTGAGAGATACATCTTGCTTACAATACTTCATCATCTCTGGCGTATAGTATTCAAAGTTATCATACTCAATCTTGCGATGTCGTAGCCTGTATCCCCACCCCTCTAGAGCATGACCACCCTCACGAGCAGGATTGAACAGTCGAGAAAGAACAAGCGTATCTACAATTTTAATACTACCGTTGTCCAGATTAACGCCTGTTAGTTTCTCGATAACGGGAATGTCATAACCAAGAATGTTGTGGCCGATGAGTTTGGTTGCATTTTGTAGAAGACTTATTCCTTTGTCAATACATTCGGGACCATACTCGTAAAACTTTCCGGTCTCTGTATCCATAGCAACTATACAAAACATCTTGGTCGGCTTAAGGCCATCTGCTTCTATGTCAAAAACATAAGATGTCATATTTCATCTCCAAGTTCATCAATCATTGTATCAATATCTACTTCGTTGAGGCGTCCTGTTTCTTGGTCGTAGTGGAGGTGTGTGGCTAAACCAACGTCACCAGTATATCTAGACTTAAGGACACGTACTTTAGTAGTTGAGGCAACCATAACATCGTCTGACTGTTGGTTACGCTCTAAGCTTATCACACAATCACTAAGTTGTGCAATAGATTGTGAGCCACGTAAATGATTTAATGCAGTCTCAATACCGTTCTCATGACCTCGATCACCTTGGGTGCGTCGAAGGTGTGACACAAGAATCATACCACAGCCGGTCTCTTCTACGAGAGTTCTAAGCCTGTGCATAATCATATCAATAGCTTTGCGTTCATCAGGATCATCAGATAAAAGAACAAGCATGTGGAGGTGGTCAAGAACAATCCACTTACAATCACATCCGATAATCATGTAGCGTAGTTTACTGAATACACTTTCAAGATCATTCATGCCGAGGTGTCCATAAACCCAGACACGATCTGTGTTCTCGCCGCCGAACATTTCTTGGTGCATTTCTCTTAGGTTGTCATCATCAAAAAGATTACGAACACTGTCAAGGTGGAGTCGGGCATCGGCTTCGATAGATAAGATACCATCAATAGTTCTTTGCCAATTCTCTTCGAGAGCCATAACTCCTACATTATCTTTAGTCTTCTTGATGAGCCAATGCTCTAGCTCACGAGTGACGCTGGACTTACCAAGACCTGTACCACCCGTCAAGGTTACTAGCTCACCAGCACGAAGACCCTCTAGCTTTTCGTTCAGTCCTTCCCAAGGGAAAGGCACAGAGTCTGTTCGTGTTCTCGTAAGATAACTTTCTAAGTTGTCAGAGACATTGAGAACGCCTGAAGGAGTATACTTCTTAGCGTTCCACCAGTTGTGGACATAGGCCTTGTGCTGTCCGGCCCGTAACATATCGTTAGCATCTTTGTAGTCAACGGGAACTTCCATGATCCTAGCCTTGCCGGGTCGAAGAAGTCTTGCTACTTTCTTAGCGGCATCACGTCCATGCTGATCGTTGTCAAAGTTAATAATAATATTATCAAAAGATTCTAAGAACTCTAGATTTTCTTTGACATCACGATCTGCTGACTGTGCGCCGTTACGAATAGATACAACCGGCCACTGAGAACCCATGAGTTCGTAGGCTGACATCGCATCTACTTCGCCTTCAACAAGTGTTACATACTTACCACCGCTTTGAAACAACTGTTGGCCGAAAAGACCACAGCTTTTTCCATCACCACGCCAAACAAAACTTTTATTTTCTTTGCGTACCTTGACGCCAATTGCTTCGTTGCCAGAATAGTATGGGTATATGTGTTCTACAATTTGACCTGTAGAGTTTTTAACGGATCGAACTCTATACTTCTTTGCTGTTGCTAGGCTGATACTCCTGTCAGTTAGTGGATAAAACTCTCCGCTTGGTGCGGGTGTCTTCTGATAATTTGACATAGAAGTCACGTTACTTTTTTCCTTGTCACTAGGAATGAAAACCCCGCAACTAAAACATTTGATGGAACCATCGTCGTTCATAGCTGCGGGGTCGGAACCCCCACACTCAGGGCAGGGGAGTCGGGTTTGAACAAAGGCCATGTTAGTCCTCTACTAGTTCAGCTTCCTCAATAAAAATAGCATCTTCGGAAAGATACTCTTGTACTTTAGAGTGCAATGCAACCGATGCTGCCTGTGCAATAACTACTCGATCTTCAAGACTGCGGACGTCTTGCTCTGCTAACACTAAAAGCTGGAAGGCCTTCTGGCCCTCCGGTGATAGAAGAGTTACATCATACGTTGTGTCCTCGTGGACATAAGTAATGTTACTCATTAAATTTCATCTCCATCTTCTTCAACATCAAACTCAGCGCCGTCAGGTGAGCTGAACTCAACAAGGTTTAGAACTTGCATAGCTTGAAAATCTAAGCCTTTAAAGTCCTGACCGTTCCACTGTGTTTCCCACTCTTTGAATTGCACCTTGACATGAGAGCCGTTACCAACGGTAGCGTTGATCTCTCGCTTACTCTTATCATAAAGCTTTGGTGCTTCACGAATCATACCACGAGGTCCGTCTACCTTACGCTTAATAATTAACGCAGGACCATCATCAGTATCTTTTACTGTGAATCCACGATTGCGAAAGCTATCAGCAACATCGTCATCGACAACGAGGTTGACTGAATAGGCCGGTGTAAATTTAGTATTGGGTGTAGTGACAAAAGACCAATACGCTTTTCCTTCTAATACTGCCATATACTTATCTCCTTTGTAAGTGTGTAATGTAGGCTGGTATTTGCTTTAAAACAAATTCTTCTGTGATTGTGCTGTTACTGTTCTTGGCTTGTATTTTAACCCACGACTGCATATATTGCAATACCTCTAAGGGTGGGGTGCTTACACCAAGCATCATAACAAACGCTCGAATTAAAATATCTTCAATAAACTCATCGTCAGTTAGAACTTCCTCGAACATCTATTGTATACCTCATGTAGATAAAGAAGAAAGAAGTGTACTTAATTTAACGCTGTCTAAAATAAAGTTAAGTCCTTCAGGAGACATATCAGAAGATAAATTTATCTCTCCTTCAGTTTCAATAACCAATAAAAATCCTGAGTCTTTTGGTGGTGACATCTGTGTCTTCAAAGTGTCCAGCGAGTTTTGTATCCTATCAAATAAAGGAACATCTGTAAAGGATTCTTTCTGTGAAAAATTACCTTCAATTACTTTCATCATCCCTCCATCTTTATCATCAACCATATACCTACTACTCCTATTGTTAAAATTATAAAATACATCTCCATTAATTTAGTTCCTCAATAAGTCTTTCAATATACCAACGACACTTTCTTAAGTCTTCAATAGGCTTTCCCTTATAGTCATAGCGCCAAAGATATTTTAGTGCGTTACCTTTCAGGTATCCGTTAAACTCATTGATGGGCATGGAGGCTTTGATTGCCTCGATAGCTTCTATAGATCCTTTATTATAATGATCTGGTTGCGTTACTGGATCAGCATCTTTTCGAATAGAGAGTTTATTCAACTCCCTTACAGCATCCCACTGACTCGGCGTTGCATCATTTATTGACATCAATATCCTCCTTCTCGAATACGATTAAGTATATCATAGGTTTGTTCATAGCTCAAGTTTAAAGCTTGAAGTCCTTTAAGAACTGAATCATAATCTGGATTAGAATTACAATAGATGTTTACAAATACGAGGTCTGAAACAATTGCCTCAACTTCTTTTGTTTCTAACATTACTATCTCCTTATATTATATTCACGTATTCATCGTTAATGATTGTTTGAATATGTACATAACCTTCAGGCCAATATGTGTAAGACTCTTTCAAGGCCTTTGCCGTTCTGTGTACTGAGGCTTCAAAGTGTTCATGCATTCCCAGCTCTTCTCTATAATACCAGAATGGTATCCGTAAGACAGGTTCTGCTGGTCCGTGTTCTTCGTAATATACTATAATCTCTGCATCGTTACCTACGGGACCGTCGTTACCAAAGTGTTTTGTGTGTTTGTTATCTGGCTGTTTCATAAGACTTCCTAATTAACTATGTGTCCAGCAAAAGCCGCGACAAACAAAGGTAGTATAAATATTGATAAGAATAAAAATTCGTTTAGCACAAAATTAATTTTGCTTTTCATTTTAAATCTCCTTAAGTATTGCTACTGATAGTAAGAAAAAAGATATACCGTTTAACATAATTAATGCTCTGTCTTTCCAGATGACTGCAACCCAAGTCCATAAGGCTATGCCAACCCAACCAAACATAAGATCATACATACGATAGTCGGGTCCGGCAGAACGCATTGCCAAGCTACAAAGAACTATAATAGATGCAACCCACTTTAAATACCAATCAAAGTTATCTGGATACCAGTTCCTGTCTGGTTTGTTGCGACCCAAAGCGCGAACTGCTGGGTCTCCTCGTCCTTCACTGCTCATTATAAATCGCTAGGGTATGCAAAAGTTAAGTCAGTTTTATAATAACTAATGATACTGTCTGTAATCATCGACAAAAACTCTCGCTGTTCTGTTGCCTCCATCTTTTTAAATATATGTAAAAGTCCTGCGCCTGTTGTAGTGAAAGGAAGATACTCAATATCTAACTGTCGTGCGGCCTCCTGAAAATTAGGAAGCTCCCAATTAAGAAGAGCTAAAACCTCAACAATATCAATAGAATTATTTTCTATAAGATCTACTATGTCCTCTGCCCCTTCTAAAGATATGTCTGATTCATGAATATAAATTTCTTCTGTAATATTAACACTAGCCATTTTATGCCGCCTTTAAATATTTACGAAGGGTTGCAATAGAGTCTTGCTGTCGTTTGAACTGAACAGACGCAAGAGTATTTTTGTTACGAACATTATCAGCATGGGTAGTATAGTCTGTCACTGCGTTATAGGCTGCCCATTCAGTATTACCAAGCCGAGGACAATATATATTGCGGTAACAATTGACAAGGTAATTAAAACCTGTGTTATGTCTTTTGAGATGATTACCGATATTGTACGGGCTATATCCTTCTTGGAAAAGCTCATTTACTTGTTCTCCTACGCCTACAATATCTGCAAACATCTTCACTGCAGTTTCAGGCTCAATTGAATTACTATACATTTCTTTCCACACATCTCTTTCAGCTTCGAAAAAGTCAAGAGATTTTACAATAGTTCTTGAGGCTTTGTCAAGATCTAAGTTTGTTGTGTGGTTGCCTTTGAACACCGCTACCTCTCCAGAAATAAACACTTGGAGATTTGTACAGGCCGCTTGGATTGCCGCCGCACTGATGACAAACGGAAAGCTACTATCAATAGATGTTGTAGCTAGTAAGCCCAGTGAGGCGTTATCACCATCAGGTGTTTCATAAGTATGTGCTGGTAACTTATATTTTACAAAGGATCTTGCACCGTCGTGACTTACTGCGATCTGTTCGCTGATGCCCTCAGTGTTAAGACCGCTACGCAAGATTATTTCTCGTGCCGTCTTGATAACATCCTTTGGTGCTACCGCCTTGTGTCGAGACGAGTGAATACCTAAAGACTTCTTAGTATCAGTACGATAAGTCACCCACTTATCAGTTTCATGATAACTATAATCAGAACTAAACATCGCAGGCGTCGTAGCGATATCAAAGTCTGCGTCACCAAAGCCCCCGAAAATATCAGGGGCGCTAGAGTTAAACATACTTATTACATTAGACATGGCAGTCTCCTAATTAAGCCGCACGTTCTACAATTAACTGGCGTGGAATATCTACTAACTTTCGAAAGCCTACGGGTCGAGACTTAGAATGTTGAAGATAAAAACCATACTTACCAATTTGGATACTATAAAAACATTTGCCCTTTGAAACACTGTAGCGGTTGATTACTTTACGCTTACGGATCATGTAGCTCTTGTTAAATAGTTTACCTGTGTTCATATGAAACTCCATAAATAATAATGATAAAATAAACTGGCTCTCACCAGCGACGACTACTATACTACAGGACTGCTCCCCGTGTCAAGGCTTCTTATCTTCGCACGGATATTTCTTATTATACAACATCTCAAAAGCATCTAAATAATCTAAATATTTATCTACTTCATCTTTAAAATATCTTTTATAATACATTTTCTCAACGCCGATAGCTATCTGGTGATCGTGAATGAAGCTAAAATTCCACGCCTGTTTTAATAAGTCTAGTCTAAAATCTTTAGTCATGGCTGGCCCCATTCTTTTCCTAGTTTATTTACACTTTGTAAAATATTATCATAGTCTTCATCAGTTATAGCTGGTAAAATATTTCCTAATTCTGGGTACTTATTAAGTCTTATAGCATCTAGTTCTATGAACTTGTCGTAAGGGTTATAAGTATAATCTACAGTTATATCTAAATTTAATTTAACATTTATCTTCTCAATCTGCATTTTCTTCACTCAAAATAAATTCATCATCTCCAATAAGTTCTACATCAAGATTATGTACTTTTAAAAATTCATCCCAGTCTGCAAAACGATCAAACAATTCTTCAGCATGGTCTCGATTTTCAGCTCGCACTTTAACCTCAAAAATTCTAGTTAAAAATATTTGATATGTTTTCATGTTACACCTCACTGTAATAAATAATTGTAATGGGCTTCAGAAACTTGGTGTCCGTTCTCCCACGATTTGTCACGATCTCCTAGAAAATTACACCAATTGTTCCAAAGGTGTTCGGTCCCGATGCTGTGGCATATGTTAATATATTGAGAGATTCTTGTTCGGCGGATGTCTTCAGACTTCAAAGTCTTGGGAAGTTTAAGATGCTTTTCATCAATGCCATACATTCTAATATTATGTGTATCAATACAGCCGACCAAACCTTCGGTCATCTGACACACAAACCCCGCCTTAACCAATCCCAAATTTGGAACACGTAAAAATATTTTCATCAAACTCATTGCTTTGTGGGCATCGGTTCGGTTAGAATTACAGATTGCCAAATATTGTGAGTGCATAAAATGTTTATTGCTTTGTAAATATTTGTAGGCGTTGCGCTTACTCCCCCATAAAAACTTAGAGTCTGCCCCGTTCTCTTTAACATCTAGTATCTGCCGTCCAACACCTGACCAGTTTTGTTGAATACTTAAGACTACCATGAGGATAATATCTGCAAGATTATCGGCTGATAACTTTGAGTAATCTTGAATGGCTTTTGCATGAATATTATACATTTTTTAACTCTCCTAAAAACTCATTAACATTAAGTTTAGATTCAACAACTGCATCGTGGAACTCATATACATCATCAAGCGTCCAAGTATTGTTAAGTTTTTTCCCCCAAGCTTCGATAAGAATATCAATAAAATCTTCATCGTCTAAACAATACTTTACTTTACGATTCCAATTAAGCTTTTTAACTTTCTTCACCATGATATTATTCCTCATCCCAAGGTATCATTTTATTCCAGCAAGGCGGACAATGATAAACGCCACTGTCAGCACCAATAAGTATTTCACGGTCATCTGCATTTAAGTCAGGGAAGACGTGTTGAACTAAAGCGTTTCGATCATCCTTATATTCTTTCCAAGAATTTTCGGGGACATCGACGGCCTGTAAAGATTTACACATATTACACTCGGACATCACAGCTATCATTGTCACATTGCACCTCGCATTAATTTATAATTAAACACTAACATTGCCCAATCAATGTGGTCATCCGATTGATTTGCAACGAACCATAACACTTCTTCAACTACCATCATGCACCTCGTATAATAAAACAAAGGGCGATCTCGACTGCCATTACAGTATGCCGAAAACCGCCCTCAGTTGTCAAGGCTTCTTATCTTTGCGCGAAAGATATCTTATTCTTGTATAATAAAATCTTCAATAAGATCTAAGGCCTCCGACGCTTTCTTTTCTTGTCTATCAACAATCTTATTAATTTTTAATAGTGCCGCAGAGATCCTATCGTCCGCCGATTCAATTCTATCAAGCTTAAGATGATCTTTTGAAATACTTAAGTTCAGTGCGATGCTTTGCAACATCATTAAATCTACCGTGTCCATGCGCTTCTCCAATAAAAATAAAAATAAAAAGGGCCGAAGCCCTAAGATATTTATTAACTTGAATAGTCTTCAAATAACTGGGCAAGGGCTATCTTCCCGTGATCGCTGTTCGAAAGATCTTTAATTAAATCTTCTATGCCTACGGTATAACCTTTCTGCTCGCCGAAATAATATCCCACACAATACGAAAGGCCGATTAAAGACAATACAAATATAAAATAAGCGTCCATGTGTTTCTCCAAATTAAAACAAAAAAAAGAGGCCGAAGCCTCTCAAGTATTAACAATTAAACATCTCTAAGGATTTCTTCAATAGGTCGTGTCTGCTCTTTAATTTCTTCAACGCTGGTGAAGCCGCACTCCAAGCTTCGTAAAAGTTCTTTATAAGATTCTATCACAGCCGCTTGCTTTCCAATAAGAACAAATAAGTCATAATTAGACATAAATATTTCCTTTCAAAGAATAAGAATAAAAATAAAAGGGGGCGTTAACCCCCGCAAGTCTTTAGATATCTTCAGCAATCGCTCGCTGGGCATCGACCATCGCCGTGACAAGCTTGGTGAGGTCGCTGATTTGCTTCTCAAGATCTTTGATCTTCTTCGTCTCAGCGGGTGCCGCCTTGGCCGCCTTAGTCTTAACAGGCGCTGAAGTCTTAGCGGCGGCTTGGCGATCCTTGGTGAAAGCATTGAAGCGGTTAAGATACTTTGTATCTACGTCCTCAAGCTTGCTCGCTGATAAGATCTTAGCGATGTCGCCGTGGGTAAGCTTCTTCGTCTTCGAAGATGAATCAGTCTTAAACATGGCGTACCAGACCTTGCCGGTGTTAAGCCCTTGGAGCGAGGCCATCTTTCCGGATGCGGCATACATCTGCTTCGGAGAAGCCGCCTTGTTTTCGGGGATATCATTGAACAGCTCCGCTGTCTCAAGTGTACGATTCAATTCACCACCAACATTACGTGTAGACATAAAACTCTCCTAGAGTTATAGATAAAAACCAAAGCGACCGCCGCTTCAGCCCTTTCAAAGCTAAGGGTTTCGGTCCTCGGTGTCAATGTGAATTTTTCACAAACCTCCCCTTCCCTAAAGGGAAAAAAGTTTCTCGGCGGCCTTCACTAGCAGTTTCTACTTAATGTTGTAAGTTATTGAGAGTGTTGGAGTTCTTTAGAGTTATTGTAATAATTTTGAAAGCCTTTGTATTCTCTTGCTGGCTGTCAACTTGAAAATTTCTGAAGGCTCTAAAATTCTTTAGAATTTCTGAAGGGGGGTTTCGGAGCTTCAAAGACTTTTAAAGTCTTCAATGTGTGTGTGCGCCTGTGTAGGCGTGTGCATTATGCGTGTGTGCGTGTGCATGACGTGTGTGTCTGCAAGGGTACGCAGGTGGCCATACCCCCTCCCATATATATATACTCATGCTCAAACATTTTCCAAAGGTTCTAGAGTGTCTACCAGATAGGCCCACAGACCTTTAAAGCCCCCAGATACTAAAAAAGGCCCACCGGCCTTTAAAGAGTCCCACTGCAAGTGGGGAGGATATGTAGATATGTAGGATATATATATGTACCTCGGGGGGTACAAATGTTATTATAAGGGTGTATGAGAGTTTTGTCAATGAAATAATACCATAAAAAGAATAAAATAGTTCTTGACAAGACTTATATATCTCCTTATACTTTATAACATGGAAACTAAAAAAGAATTGACAACAAAACAACAAGATTTTTTAGACAATCTTATAGCTTGTGGTGGTGATGCCCGTCAAGCCGCAGAAGTAGCTGGTTATGCACCCGGAAGTTACACATCAGTTGTCAAAGCTCTTAAGTCAGAAATCTTAGATCTTACTGAAGGCGTGTTAGCCGTAAACGCCCCTAAAGCAGCCATGAAGCTCATTCAGGTCATGGACAGCGATGAGCCTATCCCACAGGCTAATATGCGACTACAGGCAGCACAGACGCTCCTAGACCGTGTTGGGATAGGTAAGAAAGAAAGATTAGATGTAAAAGTTGAAACACCAAGTGGATTATTTATTCTTCCTGCAAAAGCACCAACAATCATAGAAGACGCAGAATATGAAGAGACGTACGAGTAGTACAATTCCATTTGGTTATAAGTTAGTAGATTCAGATCCTGAACACATCGAAGAGATCACAAGCGAACTTGAAGCCTTAAACAAGATTCTACCGATGATTAAATCAAGATCTCTGTCTCTACGCGAAGGTGCATTGTGGTTGACCCATAAAACTGGTCGTTCTGTTTCACATCAAGGATTACAAAAAATAATCAATAAATATGGAAAAGAATGATTGGGATATAAACCCACAAAACTACTCTACAAACGAAGATGGCTCTTTTGTTTTAAAGAAAGATGGTACACCCCGAAAGAAGGCTGGACGTTCCAAAGGATCTAAAGGCCGAGGATACAACTATCATTCAAAGACTAAAGCAAAACAAGAAGCATCAAAGAGCGTAAGAGCAAAAAAGAGAAAGATAGCGAAGGCTCGCTCCGATATTTCACGATATCAAAAGTCTGTTGAGAAAACTGAAAAAGCCCTAGACCTACTAGACGATAACACAAAAAAAACTGAGGGTCGTGTTGTTGAAGATACGTTTGTTGAAGAAGCAGTCCCATCGCTTCAGGCCGAGTTGAAAGAAAGTGTTATTTTTCAACCTAACGAAGGTCCACAGACAGACTTCTTGGCTGCAGGCGAAACAGACGTGTTATATGGCGGAGCGGCTGGTGGAGGTAAAAGTTATGCGATGTTGGTTGACCCCCTTCGATTCGCACATCGGTCAGCACATAGAGCATTAATCCTTCGGCGTTCTATGCCAGAGTTGCGAGAACTCATCGACAAGTCTCGTGAACTCTACCCGAAAGCCTTCCCCGGATGTAAGTACCGTGAAGTAGAAAAGCTCTGGAACTTTCCAAGCGGTGCAAAGATAGAGTTTGGGTTCTTGGAGCGTGATGCAGATGTATATCGCTATCAAGGCCAAGCCTATAGCTGGATAGGGTTTGATGAGATAACGCATCTTCCCACAGAGTTTTCATGGAACTACTTAGCTTCACGGCTAAGGACAACTGACCCAGAAATAACGCCCTATATGCGTTGTACAGCTAACCCCGGCGGATCAGGTGCGTTGTGGGTTAAAAAGAGATACATAAACCCGTCACCCTACAATGAATCTTTTATGGGCAATGACGGCATTACAAGAAAGTTTATTCCTGCTCGATTAAATGATAATCCATATCTGGCTGCTGATGGTCGATATGAACAAATGCTAAAGAGCTTGCCGCCTACTCAACGCAGACAACTGCTTGAGGGTAACTGGGAAATCTCAGAAGGCGCAGCGTTTACAGAATTTGATCGAGATGCACATGTCATTGAGCCTTTTGAAATCCCTCTTCACTGGGAGCGTGTTAAAGGACTTGACTATGGTTACGCATCAGAATCAGCGTGTGTTTGGGCAGCAATAGACCCTAACGACGGAACGCTGATTGTTTATAGAGAGTTATATAGAAAAGGTCTTTTAGCTACAGAGTTAGCAGAAATGTTAACGAATATGGAACTAAGTGATCCAATGTCTGTCAGAGGCGTACTAGATACAGCGTGTTGGTCGCGAACAGGTACAACAGGCCCGACAGTAGCAGAAACATTAATTCAAGCAGGACACAAGCTTAGACCTGCAGATAAAAATCGCATAGCGGGTAAAATACAAATTCACGAACACCTTAAGTTACAAGATACTGGACGCCCTAGAATGCAGATGTTTAATACATGTCCAAACTTAATTCGTGAATTACAAAGTATCCCTCTTGATAAAAATAATCCTGAAGATGTTAATACTCACGCTTCGGACCACGCCTATGACGCACTACGCTACCTTATAATGTCGCGTCCAAGAATGAGTGATCCGTTAAGTCAAATACGATCTTTACATCGTAACCAACATTTTCAGCCACTCGATTCAACATTCGGTTATTAACATATGAACGATGACTTATTAGACAATGCAGATAATCTTTATTTTACAGAAGTTGAGAATGAAGATGGTTTAAATGTCGAACTAGAAGACGACTTAAAGTCTAATCTTGCCGGTCTAATTGAAGCTCGTTTCATGACCGCAGAAGAAGCGCGAGATTACGATGAAAGTCGATGGATAAATGCCTACCATAACTTTCGTGGTGTGTACGGGAAAAACTCTCCTTTTAGAGAAAGTGAGAAGTCTAAAGTATTTATTAAGATTACTAAGACAAAGGTTCTTGCGGCGTATGGTCAGTTAATTGATGTAATCTTTGGAACAGGTAAGTTCCCTATTGGCGTTTCGGCTACACAGATTCCTGAAGGAACTCCTGAGTATATGCACATGTCAATGGGTTCTGCACCGGGAATTGAAACTAGTGCAGCAACGCCTTCGCCTGTAGAAGAAGAAGAAGAAAATCCTTTCGATATAGGTTTTGAAGGTGACGGGAAAGTGTTAAAGCCCGGAGCAACATATCAAACAGGAAAATTTGTTGACCAGTTAATAGAAGAAAATGAAGAGCTTTTTGAAGAGGGTGCAAATGCAGATCCTCAAGTATTAGAAATTTCTCCAGCTAAACAAGCTGCAAGAAATATGGAAAAATTAATTCATGATCAGATAGATGAATCAAATGGTTCTAGTGAATTACGCAACGCAATCTTTGAGTCTTGTTTATTTGGAACAGGAATCATCAAAGGCCCATTTAACTACAATAAAACATTACACCGCTGGGAAAACAGCGAAGAGAAAGGAGAACGTGAATACAACCCATTATTTGTTAGAGTGCCTCGCATTGAGTTTGTTTCTATTTGGGACTTTTTTCCTGACCCTAATGCCACTAGTTTAGAAGAATGTGAATATGTACTGCATCGCCACAAACTAAATAAATCACAGCTTAGAGGTTTAACAAAGCTTCCTTATTTTAATGAAGATGTTATTCGTGAAGTTTTAGATCTTGGTCCTAATTACACTGAGCGTGATTATGAGTATGAGCTAAAAGACGATCAACGTACACATGAGTATGGTAGCGGACAGTTTGAAGTTTTAGAGTATTGGGGTATCATGGATGCTGAGTATGCTCGTGAAATAGGCATGGAACTTTCAGATAGCATTGATGATCTAGACGAAATCCAAATAAACGCTTGGGTATGTAACGGCAAAGTATTACGCGCAGTTGTAAATCCTTTTGCTCCTATGCGTATCCCCTATCATGCGTTCCCCTACGAGCGAAACCCATACAGCTTTTTTGGTATTGGTATTGCTGAAAACATGAACGACAGTCAGCAGATCATGAATGGTCATGCTCGCATGGCAATTGATAACCTAGCGCTAAGTGGCTCTTTAGTATTTGAAGTAGATGAGACAATGCTTGCTGGTGGTCAAAGCATGGAAATATATCCCGGTAAAATATTCCGACGACAAGCTGGAATGCCGGGACAAAGTATTCATGGCATGAAGTTTCCAAACACATCACAAGAAAATATGATGATGTTTGACAAGTTTAGACAGTTAGCTGATGAGCAGACAGGAATCCCAAGCTACTCACACGGCATGACAGGCGTACAGAGCATGACACGAACTGCATCAGGCATGTCTATGCTTCTTGGTGCAGCGTCCCTCAACATCAAAACAGTAGTAAAGAACCTTGATGATTTTCTTTTAAAGCCTTTAGGACAGTCTTATTTTCAATGGAACATGCAATTCTTTGAAGGCTCTTTAGACATTCAAGGTGATTTAGAAATTAAGGCTATGGGTACAAATAGCCTAATGCAAAAAGAAGTAAGAAGCCAGCGACTCACCATGTTCTTGCAAACAGCTCAGAACCCAGCAGTTGCTCCATTCGTTAAAATGTCTAAGCTTATTTCTGAGTTAGCTTATTCACTAGATCTTGATCCTGATGAGATACTTAACGACCCAGAAGAAGCTGCAATTGCTGCTCAAATAATAGGAATGCAAAATAATGTTGGACAAGCAAATGGCGGCGAAGCTGTCCCCTCTGGTGAACAACCCGGAGCTATGGGAAGCCCTGAAGGAGTATCTGAAGCACCTCAAGACCTTGGAGTTACAGGCACTGGTGGTGGCAACATCGGAACAGGAAATATTCCGCAAGCAGGGGAAAGTGAATTTTCTGGATAATTTTATGACATTACCAGCTCAGATAAAAGCTGTAAAGGAATTGAAAAATGACAATGTATGATAAGTCTTTAATGAATCCTCCTGAAAGAGATCAAAAAGCCTTTGGAGGCATTGCAAAAGGAATTGCAAGTTTTGCAGGAGCTAAAATTGCTAGAGACGCTCCAAAAGCAACGGCAGCCCGTAAAGCTTCTTTAGCTGTTGGTGAAAAAGATAACTTAACAGAAATGTTAGACGAAGCTTTAATGCAAAATCCACGACTCCTTGATGAAATGCCAAGAAAAGACTTAGAGTCTCTTATGGCTGATTTACCTCCAGCGTACCGTTCTAAACTAAGTCCAGACATGGGTGATGTTGACGAAGATATGCTAGAGTTATTACGAGGAATGGACCCTTCAGAAGTTGCAGACAACCTACAGTTTTTTTCTACTTTAGAAGATTTGAAAAAATACACTTTAAATTTAAACCCTAAAGAAACAAGAGAGTTTGTAACAAATATTTCTCCAGAAGATTATGATTTATTTAAAGGCTTTAAAGGTTTTATAAAAGAACTAGGTCCACGAGAAGTAAAGGCAGAAGGCGGATCTATAGGTCTTTTAGTTCCTGTCGAAGGAATGAAGCCCGACGAAGAAATGGAAGATGATTATGTTTCATATGTAATGAGTGAAACACTTTCTGACGAAGAAGTAGACTATGTAAATAAAGCACTAGAAGAAGATGACAAGCTAAGTACTTTAATTGATAAGCTAGTTCTTTCTTCAACAGAATTTACAGGTGAAGGAGAAGTAAACGGTCCCGGAACCGGAACATCAGATGATATACCTGCACGACTCTCTGACGGAGAGTTTGTATTCACAAAAAAAGCAGTAGATCAGCTTGGTGTAGAAAAACTTGAAGAAATGATGAAGGACGCAGAAACCGAGTATGATGCGTCTAGAGAAAAGAAGGCAGTTGGTGGTATCATGAACGACCCAACCCAAGATGAAAAAGCTAACTTGCCTGACCAAGCTATGGAAGACGAACAGATCGAAGAGCAAATGCTTGACGCTAATCGTATTCCTAGCTTAATGAGACGATAAGGCTACCTAGAACTTTTAGCCCCTTATCACACCTATAACCTTAAGGCCACCTTGTAAACTCAAGACCCTAGATTTTCTAGCCACCTTGAAAACAAACAAGCCCCGAAAAGGAGTAAGACATGACTGATGCACAAGAGCCACAAGCTAATCCTTATAACGCACGAAAATCTTGGCACGAGGAGCCAGAATCGTCTAAAGGATCAGCAGAGAGTTTATTTTTCGATGGAGAAGGTTCTGATGAGGCTACCCAAGACACGGCCCCTCAAAAACAAAAAGGAACCAACTACAAGAAAAGGTACGACGATCTTAAACGACATTATGATGAAAGGATATCAGAGTTTAAACAAAAAGAGCAAGAACTGTTAGCACAAGCGCAGTCGTCTCAGCCAGCTTATCAACCGCCTAAGTCGGAAGAAGAGCTGGAACAGTTTAGAGATCAATATCCTGACTTGTATGAAACTGTAGAATCTGTTGCACATCTACGAAGTCAAAAAGAAGTACAGGCCTTACAACAAAAGATGCAAGTTATCGAAGAGCGAGAAGCAATGATCTCTCGTCGAGAAGCTGAAACTAAGTTGCGAGACCGTCATCCTGACTTTGAAGATATTCGTGGAGACGAGCAGTTTCATGAATGGGCAAAAGAACAACCCGAACAAATTCAAGGTTGGATCTATGAAAACCCAGACAATGTTAGTTTAGCAAGCCGTGCTATAGACATCTATAAAATGGAAAGGGGAATAAATGTAAACGTCCCTAAAACTCAGTCAGGTCGAAAAACGTCTAGAAATGACGCTGCAAGTTTAGTATCTACTAAAACTACAACTGTAGACACTAAGCAGCCTAAAGTCTGGACAACTCGGGAAATAGCTGCCCTTTCTATGGATGACTATGATCGACTTGAAAAAGAAATAGATCAGGCCGCCGCAGAAGGCAGAGTAATCAAATAACTTTGTTTTTTAAGGAGTCTTACAATGGCTAATAACACATCCGATCAGTATTTTGCACAATCCTCGGGGAGTAACTTCTCCGGCAACAACTTCATGCCAGAACTCTATTCCAAGAAGGTTCTTAACTTCTTTCGGAAAGCGTCTGTAGCAGAAGCAATCACAAACACTGACTATGCTGGTGACATCTCTGCATTTGGTGATTCAGTTAAGATCATCAAAGAGCCAGTAATCACTGTAGATCAGTACGAGCGTGGTGGTGCTGTCACAGCAACAACACTGACTGACAACGAAGTAACTTTGGTTGTTGATACGGCGAACGCATTTAAGTTCATCGTTGATGACATCGAAACTTCAATGTCTCACGTTAACTTCAAGGAAGTTGCTTCATCTTCAGCAGCCTACGCACTCCGTGACGCATTTGACACGGGCGTAATTGCTAAGTTGTTTGCAGGCGTTTCTGCTTCGTCGCCTAACCATGTTCTTGGTTCAGACAGCGCAACAGACCTCGCAGCTGGTACTTTTGATGGTACTGGTAATCTTGACATCGGCTACGCTTCTGGCGAGCATGATCCAATTGATGTTCTTTCACACATGGCACGTCTCCTTGACGAGCAGAGTGTTCCTGAAGAAGGTCGCTGGTTCCTTGCAAACCCAGAGTTCTACGAGCAGCTTGTACAGTCTAGCTCTAAGCTCATGAGCGTTGATTTCAATGCTGGTCAAGGTTCAATCCGTAACGGTCTCGTATCTTCTGGTAAGTTGCGTGGCTTTGATATGTACAAGACCAACAACATTGCAGCTACTACTAACGCTGCTGGTAAGTGTATTGCTGGTCACATGTCATCTACTTGTACTGCACAAACTATTATCAATACTGAAGTAGTTCGTGATACTGCAAGCTTTGGTGACATTGTGCGTGGTCTTCACGTCTATGGAGCCAAGGTACTACGTCCAGAAGCCCTTGTTTCTGCATTCTACGGTATCGACTAAAACAAAACGGGGGATGAAATATTCCCCCTTTTCTTTAAGGTTTAATTATGCCACAGATTGGAACAGAACAAAACCCAATTCGTATGAGTGCTAACAAAACAGTTAAAGTTAGTGGTCAATACTTAAAGAGTGAAAACAAAAAGAAATACGACGAAAACTATGATCGTATTTTTGGGAGAAAAAAAGACAATGAAAAAAGATAAGCGCATAAAATATGGCATGGGCGGCACAGCACGAGAGTCTTATATGGGTGGTGGAATGTATCGTATGCCAAAGGCTCATGGCGGTAAAGCAGGCTATAACAGTGTTCGCGACATGGAAAAGGCTTGTATGGTCAAAGCTGATCATAATGCTTCAATGCGACAAGAATGAAAGTCAAAGCTCCCGAAGGCTATCATTGGATGAAAAAAGGATCAACTCATAAACTTATGAAAGATCCTAAAGATGGCTATAAACCCCACAAAGGCGCTTCAAAAGAAGCAAACTTTGAAATTCAAAAGGTTCATAAGAAATAATGGCTGCTACCTATCTTGAAATTACAAACGAGTTATTGCGAGAGCTAAATGAAGTAGCCCTCACATCTTCTACGTTTGCTGGAGCTATTGGTGTTCAGCAACATATTAAAGATTGTGTCAATAGAGCATATCTTGATATTGTTAATGAAGAACCTCAGTGGCCTTTTTTAGCTACGGCTACCAGCGGATCAACAGATCCTTTTTATGGTAATACATATATTGAAACTGTTGTAGGAACTCGTTGGTATCTTTTAAAACCTTCGTCTTCAAACTTAACAACAGACTATGGTTACATTGATTGGGATAATTTTTATCTCACAACTATTGGTGTAGATGGCTCATCAGCACCTTACGTTAGTAAAAATTTAAAGTACACTACGACAGAAGAATGGAAAGATTTTAGACGTACTGAAGAAAACCAAGACGACGCAGATACTCAAAACTATGGCGAGCCTCGTCGTGTAATTAGAAGCCCAGATAATCGTAAGTTTGGGCTTAGTGCTATTCCAGATAAAATATATCGAGTTTATTTCTTTGCGTATGATTTACCTACAGAACTAAACGCACATGGGGATGAAATTGTATTCCCCAATATCTATAAGCCTGTATTACTTGCACGGGCTAGATACTATGTTCATCAGTTTAAAGAAAGCTCACAAGCCGCAGCGTTTGCACAAGAAGATTATAAGCGTGGTCTAAAACTAATGAAAGGAAATCTCATGAGTGCTACTCCCGATTATATGAAAACTGATCGTGTGAGGTTCATCTAATGTCTCAGCCTTTTGGCATTTCTTGTCGTGGAGGTTTAAACACAAACCTCAATCAGCTTGAAATGCTTCGACAGCCCGGACTTGCTACACGCCTTAGAAACTTTGAGGTAGATCCTGATGGCGGATATCGTCGTATAAATGGGTTTACACAGTTTGGAGATACTAGGCCTAATACTGATCAAGATGTGTTAGGTATTTTTGTATACGGCGATGGCGTTGTAGTTTGTTCAGGTACTGATATACATTTTAGTATTGATGGCTCTACGTGGCTACAAATTAATAAAAGCAGCGTAGCGGGTGGAGGAGATAATTATACAGCCTTTACGGGACGTTCAGTTCTAGCTCGTACTGGTCAAGGACAATGTACATTTGCTTTTTTTGAAGGCGCTACATTTAATTATGGCGAATTAATTATAGCTGATGGAGCTAATAAACCTTATTCGTTTAGAATGGAAGGCACAGGCGCTTTAAATACTCGTACATTTTTTGCAAATGAAATAACTGTAGACGGCACTAATGGCGTAAAGTACATAACTAGTCATGACCACCACCTTATTGCAGCAGGCGTAGAAAATAATTTAAATACAGTTTACTACAGTGTCTATAATGATCCTGATAACTTTACGGGTACTGGTGCTGGAGCAGTTGTTATATCAGACCAAATTCAAGGAATTCGTGGATTCCGTACAGATTTAATTGTGTTTGCTAAAAACAGCATTCACAAACTTATAAACATTAATGATTCTCAAAATATTCGTATAGATCCTATTACAGAAAACGTAGGGTGTCTTTCAGGTTACAGTATTCAAGAAATTGGAGGTGATCTAGTTTTTCTAAGTCCTGACGGTATTCGTACTGTTGCTGGTACAGCACGTATTGGTGATACAGAGTTAGGATCAGTATCTCGACAGATACAAAGTATTATTGGAGATCTTGCTTCTTCAATTAATGCTTTTCGTATTGATAGTTGTGTGTTGCGTTCAAAGTCACAATACAGAATATTCTATACAGATGTAACATTAGGCTCAAGTGTTTCTAAAGGTATTATAGGCACACTAACTTCTAATGGCTTTGAATGGGCTGAAACACTTGGTATTCAAGCAATGGGTCTTACAACAGGATTTGATGCCAACAGTATTGAACAAGCCTATCATGGTGATAAGGATGGTTATGTTTATAAACATGACACAGGAAATTCTTTTAGTCCTGCAGGAGTTTCTACAGAAATTAATGCTATCTACCAAACACCTAACTTTGATTTTGGTGATATTGGTACACGAAAAACAGTTAAATACGCACGACTGTCTTTAAGTCCAGAAGGCGAGGTTCAACCTACTCTTCGTATGCGATTTGACTATGAAAACACAGATATTCCACAGCCTCCAGATTACATTTTAGATTCTGTTCCTCTTCCAGCTATTTTTGGAAGTGCTGTTTTTAACACGGCAACTTTTGGTGCTAGTAATGATCCAATGGTTCGACAGCCTGTAGAAGGAAGTGGAAACACAGTAAGTTTTAGAGTTAGTAGTTCAGACACTAACGCACCATACGCAGTTAATGGTCTTTATATAGACTATATGCCATCAGGTAGGAGATAAACATGGCTCAGAATTACACTCGACAAAGCACGTTTAGTGATGGCGATACTATTACATCTTCATTGTTTAATGATGAATACAATCAACTCGTAAATGCTTTTACATACTCAAGTACTTCGGCTTCTACTACAGGCCACCGACACGACGGTACTGCTGGTCAAGGTGGAAACATTTTTAAGATTGGTGATTTAGATTTTTTAAATAAAATTGAAGTAGATAGCACTAACAATCGTTTAGGTTTTTATGTAGAGGTTTCTAGTGCAGCAGTTGAACAAATTCGCATTCAAGATGGCTCTGTTGTTCCCGTTACTACTAATGATATTGATTTGGGTACTTCCTCCCTCCAGTTTAAAGACCTTTATATTGATGGGACTGCTAACGTCGATAGCCTTACATTAACTTCTGGCTCAACAGTTACAACTATTCTTGATGAAGACGACTTGTCTTCAGACAGTGCTACAGCACTTGTAACTCAACAGTCTGTAAAAGCTTACGTTGATGCTCAGGTAACTGCTCAGGACTTTGATTTCCAAGCAGACTCTGGTGGTGCGTTGAGTATTGATTTAGATTCAGAGACTATGACGTTTACTGGCGGTACAGGCGTTGACACATCTGGCTCAGGCAATGCCGTAACATTTGCTATTGATAGTACTGTAACAACGCTTACTGGTACACAAACACTAACTAACAAGACGTTGACATCTCCCGACGTAAACACGCCAGACATTGACGGTGGTACGATTGACGGTACTATTATTGGCGGCTCTTCTGCTGCTGCAATTACAGGCACAACCATTACTGGTACATCGTTTGTTAGTTCTGGAAACATGTCTTTCGGCGACAACGACAAGGCACTCTTTGGTGCTGGCTCTGACCTACAGATTTATCATGATGGTACGCACAGCTACATTAGAGACAATGGGACAGGCCAGTTAAAATTAATGTCTAACGGCGATGCAATTATTTTTGAGCAGAGTGACGGTGCAAATACTTTTAAGGTTAATAACGTAGGAGAAACTGAACTTTTCTATAGTACAAATTTAAAACTCGCCACAACCTCCACAGGCATCGACGTAACTGGAGAAATCACAGCAGATGGTCTTGCCCTTGGTGATTCACAGAAGGCTACGTTTGGTGCTAGTGATGACCTAGAGATTTACCATGATGGTAGCCATAGCTATATCAGCGACCAAGGCACTGGCAACCTTCGCGTTCTTGCTGAGAATTTCCAAGTAAGAAATCCAGCAAATAACGAAGCGATGATGATCGCTATTCCTGATTTTGGGGTAACGCTTTATTACAACAACAACGCTAGATTTGCCACAACCTCCACAGGCATCGACGTAACTGGCACAGTGACTGCTGATGCTTTGACTGTAGACGGCGATGGCTCTTTTGCTGGTGCTTTTCAAATATCTGGTTTAAGTCCAAAGATTTTCTTAAGCGAAACAGATACTACTGATGTAAATACTCGACTTAGAAACGCCGCAGGTAAGTTGCAAATACAAACAGTAGATGATTCTGATGCTAATCCCGTAGATAGATTTCAAATTAACCACGCTACAGGCGACATCAGCTTCTACGAAGACACTGGCACGACTCCGAAGTTGTTCTGGGATGCTTCTGCGGAGTCGTTGGGTCTGGGCAATACATCGCCTAGCACAACCCTTGAAGTTACTGGAACCGGCGATTCAGATACAGGAATAACTACAACACACTCAAGGTCAGGTGTTGGATATACCTTGTCGTTGAACAACACGAATAACGGCGCTAACAAAGGCTCAGGAATTAAGTGGAAAAGCGGTGGGTTTACAACAGGGGCAATAATTACTCGCAGTGATGCAGTCGCCGCTTCAGGTGATGCTCCTTCGTACATGACATTTCACACAGTATCAGACGGCTCTGGAAGCTTAACGGAGCGTTTAAGGCTTGACTCAGACGGCAATGTTGGAATTGGCATGGACCCTTCAAAGTTGCTTGATATTCAGGCAACAGATAACCTTGCTCTACGGTTTTATAACAGCACTAGTTTTAAAGCTGGCTTAGAAGTAGTTACTACAGCGAATGACATGATTTCTGGGTCTGCGGTAGATGACTTAGCCATACGATCACAGTCGAACATGCTGTTTTCTGCTGGTGGTAACACCGAACGCATGCGCATATCCTCCACAGGCATCGACGTTAGTGGCATTGTAGATGCAAGTGACTTAGTAAGGTTTGGCGTTAATAACTCCGAAATTGCAAACAACTATGTACGATTTAAGCCGTCAGGTGCCGCATACATTGACCACAGCACTGTAGGTCAAGCGATTAACTTTAGAGTCTCAGGCAGTTCTTCATTAGATACGAATGCTTTAACTATCAACTCCACAGGCATCGACGTAACTGGCACAGCTGTCACTGACAATGCTGTAATTAGTGGCTACATGGATTTTCAGACTGGCGGTGCAAACAAAGGCAATATCTACACTGACGCTAGTACCATGATTATCAACACTCAGGGTACAAACACTACGCTAAATA